GATATCAGCGGTCGTACCCTCACATGGGATATGATACTCGTGTTATATCTACTCACACCGATGAAGAGGGTAAATATTGCGCGATAATCTCAAGATTGGATTCGTGTGATTGATATGACTAGAGAAGGACATGAGGCGTATATGAAGCGCAAATTAAAAGAAGTTGACCTAGTTAATAATCCACCGCATTACAACAATGGCAGCGTAGAGTGTATTGAAGCAATACGCGCTGCGTTAGGCCCAGAACTGTTTAAAGGATATTGCAATGGCAATACCATAAAGTATTTGTGGCGACATCGCTACAAAGGCAAGCCGCTTGAGGACTTGCGGAAGGCGCAATTTTATTTAGAGCGCTTAATTCTGGAACAAGAAAATGAACAGGACGACGGTTAGAGCAGACATTATTGTAAGAGCAAAGCTAGATTTAGACGAATTTAACGCAGACACTGAAGAACTACCTGAAATTGTTAGTGATTATATGTCTGACTTGCTATACGATGTTGAAGGCATCGAACCTGTTTCTATTACAGTGAGGACAAAGTAATGAGAGAACTAATGTTAAAGGCGTTAAGTGACCACGCAAAAGGTAACATAAATTTACATAGAGCTAATATTGAAGTGTACTTAGCTAATCCTGCCGGTATTGGCGAACACTCCGACATCATGGAAGCTGTTCAGGGCGAGCTAGATAAGATAGCAGTGCATGCTGACCGTTTGTCTATACTTAACAGTTTTACAGGTGCGTCTAATGAGTAATGTAGTTCTTCCCACATATTATCAACAGTTTATTCACAAGTCTCGCTATGCGCGTTGGCTTGACGACGAACAGCGTCGTGAGGAGTGGCATGAAACAGTGTCACGGTATATGAATTACATGCGTGACTCTCTGAAAACTAAGCATGGATACAAAATTCCTGCAGAAGAGTTTGAAGAAGTGCAACAGGCTATCTTACATTCTGAAGTTATGCCGTCTATGCGTGCTATGATGACCTCTGGCGCAGCGCTGGAGCGTGACAACACTGCTGGTTATAACTGCTCATATTTGCCCGTAGACGACCCTAAAGCTTTTGATGAGGCTATGTACATCTTGATGTGCGGAACCGGTGTAGGCTTCTCTGTGGAGCGGCAATACATATGTAAATTACCAGAGGTGCCTGAGAAGCTGTTTCCAGCAGATGAAGTGATTACCGTGCGCGATAGCAAGGAGGGATGGGCTAAAGCGTTTCGTAAGCTGATGGCTCTGTTGTGGTCCGGTGAGATTCCTACATGGGATATGAGCAAGGTACGTCCAGCTGGTTCAAAGCTAAAGACATTTGGTGGACGTGCGTCAGGCCCAGCACCTCTTGAAGATTTGTTTCGGTTCACAGTTGAGACATTTAAAAAGGCAAATGGACGGCGCCTGTCAAGCCTAGAGTGTCACGACATCATGTGTAAAGTCGGTGAAGTCGTTGTGTCAGGTGGTGTACGCCGCTCTGCCATGATTAGCTTATCTAATTTATCTGACGATAGAATGCGACATGCCAAGGTTGGTGCTTTCTGGGATACAGACCCACAACGTCAAATGGCAAACAACTCTGTTGCATACACAGAGAAGCCTGATATGCAGACATTCATGCGTGAATGGATTTCACTTGCACAGTCTGGCACAGGTGAACGCGGTATGTTCTATCGTGGTGCAGCGCAGAAGAAAGCCGCAGAGAATGGCCGGCGTGAAGCGGACCAAGACTTTGGCACAAACCCATGCTCTGAAATTATTCTGCGTCCGTATCAATTTTGTAATCTGTCAGAGATTATTGTTCGAGGAAACGACAGCATTGATGACCTAAAACGTAAGGTACGTATAGCTACTTTAATTGGAACATGGCAATCTACGTTGACAAACTTTCCATACCTGCGTCGTATTTGGCAGAAAAACACGGAAGAAGAGCGTTTGCTGGGCGTTTCGATGACAGGCATTATGGACAACGCTATTCTTAACGGTCGTAGTGCAGAATATGGCATGAATATCTCTGGTATACTGCAAGAATTGCGGCAGGTAGCCGTAGATACTAACAGACTCACTGATTCTGCGTCAGGTATTCATGCACGGCACAGTCAATATTACATCCGCACTGTGCGCGGTGACAAAAAAGACCCACTTACACAGTTCATGATGGAGTCTGGCATTCCATACGAAGATGATAACTGGAATCAGAACAATACTGTGTTTAGTTTTCCTGTTAAAGCACCGGACAAGTGCGTAACACGTAATGATATGTCAGCTATTGAACAGCTGGAGTTTTGGAAAGTGTATGCCAATAACTGGTGTGAGCACAAGCCGTCAGTCACAATCTCCGTGAGTGATGACGAGTGGCTTGAGGTTGGTGGCTGGATTTACAAGAACTTTAATATTGCATCAGGTCTATCTTTTTTGCCTCGTAGCGAGCATGTGTATGAGCAAGCGCCATATCAAGATTGTGAAAAAGGCTATTATGATTTGTTTCTGGCTAAAATGCCTAATGATATCAACTGGAAAGAGCTTGCAAAATTTGAAAAAGAAGATAATACTGTATCTATGCAAACTCTTGCATGTACTTCAGACCATTGTGAAATAGTGGATATAAGCGCAGCATAGGGGGTAACATGACGGACGCAGCTGAACGGTTCTTTTACGAAGGCAAACGTGCGTTTTTTCAAGTAAAGTCTGTCACTACGAATAGAGGTTCATTCTTTCACGTGGCAGACAACCCTTACACTCCTAACTCTTTCCGGGGTAAAGAGTGGCAACGTGGCTATAACGTTGCGTACTTTAAAAACAAAGAAAGAGCTGACAGTGGAAAACTTAGAACCTACCACAAAAAACAGAAAAAAGTTTGATATAGATTTAGCTTATGGGAAAGTTCGAGATCAATTGATTGCAGATATGCTGCAAGATAAAAAGATTGAGGTTAAATCTGAACGTGATATGTGGTCTAAGACAGGTAATATTGCTATAGAATATGAATCTTACGGCAAGCCCAGTGGCATAGCGGCTACAGAGGCTGATTACTGGTTTCATAATTTATGTATAGGGGATGAGGTGTTTGCTACACTTGTGTTCAAGGTTGATGCGCTGAAACGTATCATAGAAAACCTTGATTATAAAAAGAGCGTTAAAGGTGGAGACCACTTTGCATCAAGAATGTATTTGTTAAACATACAGAAATTATTTTCAACTGATGTAATTAAAGCATTTAAAAGGAGTGCAGATGTCTGCAATAAAAACTCTGTCAGTTCTTAGTGAGTTAGATGTACACATGAGCATAACCAAAAATGGTATCGGCGTGACTATATCGTCTGGTCAAGATTGTGAAACATCATTTAGTGAATACACATGGGACGAGCTCATAGATGATACTGTGGAGGCTCATACAATCCCCGTGCTTAAAGAAAATGATTATCGGTTAAGTCGCGATAGCTTTAATTATCTTAAAGAATGCGCACAAAAAATGCGCCGTGAAGCTGAAGACTTCGACGAACGCATTGAAGGTATGGGTATTTTAGGTGGGGGTAATCTTAATTAATTCCTAGATTACCTAGTAATTGGCTCTGAGTAGGTTGTCCTAATATCCTGTCAGTTTGTTCATCTTCTGCAGCGGGATTCACAGCAATATTAGATATCAAAGCTCCTATTGCTCCGTATCCTGTAAAGTATGTTTTGACTGTATCAGCAAAACCTCCAGCATTTTTACGTGCTCCTAACCCTACTGCCGCATTAATTAACTTATCATTAGTTAGCAGTGATGAAATTCTTTGTTGAGATGCAAGTCGTGCTAAACCATCTACAAATTTACGAGGGTCAATAGTAAACAACTCTCCGATAATTTGAGCACCAGCAAGAGCCGCTCCTGCATCAGGGCCGGCTCTATTTATTGTTGCTGTGTACATTTGCAAACCTTCCAACATTTTAACTTGTTCGGGAGTCATAAACTTTTCTAAATTAGGTGCAGCTTCTAATGCCATATCCAAAACTTGACCTAATCGTTTTGTATCTACAGTGTAGTTAGGGTTACTTGCAGTTCCTACGCGTTGGTATGGAGTATTACGGTCAATACGTTTTAGTACACCACTTTGAGTTGACACTAAGTAGTCCATGAAGCCTTTTTGTAAGTTTTCCATGGCACCGGTGCCAGCCGTTTCAGCACTTGCTACAGCTAGAAGTTTTGCTAAATTGTCGTTTACGTCGCCAGATTCAAATACTTTTTGGAATCTTACAAGGAATGGCGAGTTACGTTCCGCTTCTCTTCCCACAACCTTAATAAAATCACCAGAACCAACTTGTGCTAGCCGGTCAGCTTCGGCTAATATTTCAGCACGTCTTTGTTTTGTTAAGCCTAACGCTGCCTGTTCGTCGTCACCAAATTTAGCTAAGAAATCCCGAACTCCGGTTGGACTCATTGGTTCTCCCGGACCTCCCGGCAGAGTGCGTGCTAAATTAACTTGTATTAACTCATCAAACGCTCTTCTTAGCTCTGTCATTGCAGCAGGGTTTTCGTAAACACTTGCTCTTCCTAGTTGACTAAGAACATAATCCTCTTGCTTAGCAATTGCTTCAAGCATTGCTTCTTGGCTTACATTTCTACCTTTTTCTAAAATATCACGTGCAAACTGTCCGGATTCAGTAGCGTATGGAGTTGTTAATTTCTTGGCAGATGTTGTGGCATCTTCTGTTACATCAAAAGTTTCTTTATAAAATGCGTTTGCATCTTTCAAGTCTTGCTGTATAGCCGTTTTAGCCGCATCATCCATATTATTAGGATTACCTATGAGGTCGAGTAAAGCATTACGCATTTCTTTAGCAGTTGTTATAGCTTCTCGTTGTGCTCTTGTTAGACTAGGTTGGATGCTTAAATCAGCCCCCATTTCACCGAAGCGTGTAGCAAACATCTGCAGAAGTTTTGCTGGACTATTTAACAACGCTTCGTCTACAGCAATTTCATATCCGGGATTTGCTTCATTAAATGCTTTTATAGCATTTCTAACACCTTGCCCACTAAGCAACATACCATCTTTAGATGTTCCTATAGTCTTGAGGACTTCTATTGTATCATAAATACCAGCTTCACCACGTTGGAAAGCCATTTGCGCTGCGCCAACTGTTTCATCTTTTTCTGGGATTACGGCACGCGTAGTTTTAGTAATTGCTTCATCAATGGAAGAAAGGTCACGGGCGGCGTTTTCGT